TCAATTCCCAAATGTTGACCCAAAGGCAAAAGCGATCAGAGTAGTTGCGGACACCTCACCGCGTTACGACGCTGAAACGCATACCCTGTATTACGATCCAACCAAGAGCGCAATACTCGCATTTACATTCAACGAATACAATGCAATGGGCATGTTCTCCAATGGAAAGGAAACAAGGTTTGAGTATTACCTAAATCTCAACAACGGAAATGGTTCACCGAACATTTTCGCTGCTCAGAAATAAACTTTGAGGGCTTACTAACCCTCTGTTTTGGTTTTTGGATTAAACGCCCCGATCAGAAATGGTCGGGGTTTTTTCATTGCATACCCCACCAATCTTTTAGGTAGAGTTCATTTCTTTCATCCTCAGTAAATGACCTGAGAAGTTGACCCAAGAAAATACCAAATGTGTCGTTATTTTTTTCAGCTTCCTGCTGACAAAACCAAATGTCAGAATCACTAAGGTTGCCATCATCTAAGGCGATGTGAAAGTTACCCCCTGCGCTATTATCCAATTGGTTATAATAGTACTGGACAAATTTATTGATAAGTGGTTTGAATTGTTCCATAATGCAAATATACACCAAATCTGGCGTAAACAGGTCACAACTAAAAAATATTTCGTTAATAGTCGAAACGACCGAAAATGTCAAAGATCAAAGATACACTTAAAGCATTTGCAGAAAAGCATTCAGCAACACTCAAATCACTTGGAATCAAACTCGAAGGGGTTGAAACACAGGTTGAAATGAAAGTTGTTGGAAAACTTGCAGACGGAACAGAGGTTCGTTCAAGTGCTGATTCAATCGCAGAGGGCGTTGATCTTTTCATTGTTGACGCTGAAGGAAAGGAACTTCCCGCGCCTGTTGGTGAACACACTTTGGAAGACGGTTCTATTGTAGTCGTTGAAACTGAGGGTATCGTTAAATCAATCTCTGCAAAGATGGATGATGAAATGACAGCCGAACAGATTCAACAAAACATGGACACGCTCATGGGGAAACTCGAAGAACTGTCTGTAGAAAACGAAGCGTTGAAAGCTGAAAACGAAAGTCTGAAATCCGGAAAAACCGCATCAGAAGACGAAGTGAAACAACTCAAAGCAGAAGTTTTGAAGTTGAAGAAAGCTCCTGCCGCTCCTTCGGTAAAGGAAGAAAAGCAGAAAAAAGAAGAAACGAAAGACGATGATGTAAAAGTCGGAAGTCGCGAATACTTCAAACGAATCACAGAAAAAGCAAACAAAAATTAATATTTCACCATACAGAAATGCCAACAACTACTTCACTCACCACCACCTACGCAGGTGAACTAGCAGGTGAAATCTTACGTCCTGCATTGCTGGAATTTACTTCAGCAAAACACATCACAGTAAAATCAAATGTGCCGTATAAGGCCGTTGTGCGTAAACTGGTGGATAACGTGACATTTGCCGCTGGCACTTGTGACTTCACCCCAACAGGAACGATCACATTGACCGAGCGCATTTTGACCCTTGAAGAATTTCAGGTTCAACGCCAACTTTGTAAGAAAGATTTCTTCACAGACTGGTCTACAAAAGATGTGATGTCAGGCCGCATGAACGCGGACATACTTGCTGCAATTTTGGAACGCATCACAGGTGGGGCAGCAGCCAACTTGGAGCGTATCGTTTGGCAGGGTGTTAACGCGACTACCGGAGAATTTGATGGACTTGGTACTTTGATCGACGCTAACGCGGGATCAGACATCAACTTCGTTGGTTCACCAGTAGCATTGACATCCGCAAACATTCTTGCTAAAATGTACTTGCTCGTAGCGGAGTGCCCAACAGCAGTGAAGGGATCAACTGAAAAACCAACGATCTATTTCAACCAAAATACGTGGGAGCTTTACATGCAAGCCCTTGCCGCTTCAGGCGCATTGTGGAACATGCCAGGCGATAACGCACAGCCAATTTTCATGGGTAACTACCCAATCGCGGTTTGCCCTGGTATTGCTGACAACACCATGTACATGGCTCAGAAGTCAAACCTTTGGTTCGGTACTTGGTTGGAATCAGATTACAACTCTGTTTCTGTTTTGGACATGGAAGCTCTTGAAGCATCTCAAAACATTCGCATCTCAATGCGTTTCTATGCAGGTGCTCAACTCGGAGTTACTTCTGACATCACAGCCTACGGACCAGGCCTTTCATAAGAATTAAAAAACGGGGCGGATAACAACGCCCCTTAATACTTTTCATACAATGCCAATTTGCGCATCAATAACCAAAGGATATACAAGCTCTTGCATCGGTATTTTAGTCGGTGCAAAGCAGTTGTTTCTTGGTAACTGGTCAACGTTTGCGAACCAAATCACATTGGATGCAGACCGCGAAATTACCGATCTTCCTGTGGCAACTTTGTTCCGTGTTGAAGGTCTTCGAAATTCAATGGGTGTAACTGAAAACCCTGAGATCAATTTGGATCTTGGAACTATCCGCTACATTCAAAATGCCACGGTAAAAGTTGGCGACATTGACGCAGACAAACACCTTGAAATTCTTGGTAAATACGCCAAAACAAAACTGGTTGTTTTCGTTCAGCTTGCATCCGATAAGATCATTTGCTTTGGACGTGAGAATGGTTGTTACATTTCACAGGCTAATGCCGGTTCAGGTGTAACAAGTGGAGATCTGAACGGTTACGATTTGATCTTCACAGCAGAAGAGCCAAACCAAGCCCCGTTCTGTGAAGCATTTACCACTGAACCATTCGACAACTACTCGCCTAACATTACTGTGACACCTGACTTCAATTCATAGTACATTTTGATTTTCATTAGATTTGAAAAGGGTGAGGTTAAACTCGCCCTTTTTTTGTAAGATGATAACCCTACTCACAGATACCGCCAACCAGACCATTCGAATGACACTCGACGAAGGCAGGGCGTACTTTGACGATACGTTTACTCACTACCTTTTGATCCTTACAAGGGAAGAAAAATCAGATGTAGGACAAGATTTGGCACAAGTTGTTACGGTTAGCCTGGAGAATCAACGTTATACGCAGCTAATAGTTACCACGGTAGGGCTGGACGGAGCCGGACAATACAGATATTTCGTTTACGGTCAAAACAGTTCATCCAATTTGGATCCAAATAATGCAGCGGTTGTTGGTATCGTTGAACAAGGATGGTTAAATTTGACCTCAAATAGTGATTACTTTGCCGAAATAACTTCAGCAACACAAGACGATTTGCAATATGCCGGATAAAGAGAAAAATATCAAGGTCTCCAATATACAAATGGCTCAATTCAAGCCAATGGATTCTGCTGAAAAGTTGGATCGTAAAGGCTGGCTGAAGTATGGAGATGATAATCTCTACCCGCAATATCTAAATGAGGTGGTTGACTCCGCCCCGGTGCATGGTGCGCTATCAGTTTCCATTGCCGCAATGATCGCTGGAAAGGAATTTGAGACGGCAAACGCTGAATTCTTAGCCCTTAATCCGGACAAGAATAGAAAAGACCATGCTTATGACTTAAAAGTGCAAGGCGGGTTCTTTATTGAGATAATTTACGACAGCGACATCGAAGATCGACAGTTCGCAAAGTTCGAAGCGTTGCCATTTGAAAATTGTCGTTTGGCCGTTGCTGAAGATGCGGACAGGTGCGAGGTAATTACCGGAATTTATTTCTGTAAAGATTGGAAAGACACACGCAAGAATGCTCCAAGATTCATCCCGAAGTACAATTGGAACAAAAGGGGCGAAGAAATACGCCAATCATATTGGTCATTCACAAAGCTAACCAATTCCCGTTGCTATCCCAAGCCCGATTATGACAGGGCAATGACTTGGATTGAAGTTGAAAAACAGATTGGTATCTATCACATGAACCACCTGTTGAATGGTTTCTTTCCGGCCTTCATAATCCACTTTATGAATGGTCAGGTGGACGAACAAGAGGCGGCAAGCATTAAGCGTGATTTCGAAAAGAAACTCGGAGCCGTTGAAGCCGGTGGGGTGATGGCTACCTTTAACGAATCCGATAAAGTAGCCCCGAAGATCGACGCTTTCCCGGTTACTGATGCGGACAAACAGTATCAATTCCTTTTGGATGCCTCTACCCGTCAGGTGATGATAGGGCACCGCGTAACAACACCGCTTTTATTTGGTATTCGTGACGGTGGTGGGCTCGGATCGAACACTGATGAAATGAAGACTGGCTTAGCTATCTTCGAAAATCAGGTTATTGAGCCATATCAAAGACAAATCTGTGATGCCTACATTGAAATCTATGAAAAAGCCGGTGTTCAACTTGATCTTTCTATTGTAAAGAATTCAGTTCTTCCCGAAGCTGAACCTGCGCAAACGCAACAGGTAAAGCAAGAAAAAAAAAAGTCTCCACTTGATGAATTCATAGAACTTGGAACCGATGCTCCCGAAGGTTTTATTCTTGTGGATGCCTTTGCCGTGGATTATGACAGCGACGACGAAGACCAAATCAGATTCGATAAGGTTAACCAGGCGTCTACCGGTACCGCGTTTCCTAATTCCAAAAGCGAACAGGACGCATCGATCGATGGAAAGTTATTCATCACCCGCTACCGTTACAAAGGCGAATTGAAACCAGACACCCGCGAATTTTGCCGCAAGATGCTGTCTTCAGATAAACTTTACCGGAAAGAAGATATAGTCCGCATGGAAAACGCTGCTGTAAATCCAGGTTGGGGACCGGAAGGCGCGAACACTTACAACATTTGGTTCTACAAAGGAGGTGGTCAGTGTCATCACTTCTGGCAAAAAGAGGTGTATGTATCGGCTGCAGGTTTCAAGATCGACGTGAACAACCCGAACGCTCAAAAAACAGCGGTCAAAGCAGCCGAGGCAATGGGGTACAAGATCCGCAATGAATCTTTGGTTGCGAAGTTGCCAGTCGACATGCCTTACAACGGTTTTTTACCATCTAATCCACGATTCAACTAATGGCACTACCACAAGAACCCCTTTTCGTGACAATAGACTACCTCAAAAAACTTACTCCGGTAAATGGGGCGGTTGATGAGAATTTAATTAAACCTTGCCTATACGTTGCGCAGGACAGATGGGTTCGCCCGTTTATTGGGGACGCGCTTTGGGCCAAGTTGATTACCGAACTTCCGACGCCATCCGGAAACTATGCTACACTGATTGAGCAGCACATGGCTAAACCCGTTGTATTCTGGACACTTGTTGAGCTGATGCCAAAGATGATGTATAAGTACAACGACGGTACAATGGGCCAGCACAATTCAGAAGACTATACCCCTATTTCAGATTCAGCCATGAAAGATGAGTTGGAACGGGCTAAAAAACACGCTCTGGATTATTCTCAAAGGCTTGTGGATTACCTTTGCAATAACAGTTCTTTGTTTCCAGAATATGGAACTGAGACAGGCGGCCAACGTTGTCCGATCACAACCGTTTACAACAGGTCGACTTTTATGTTTACCACCACACAAGATGCTCGTGGACGTAGACCAATTGTAAATATTAACCGCTTGCCATGAATAAGAGATTGACGCAGAAAGAGAAGTTGAAAATTCTTCTTCAGAAAAAAGAAGAACTGAAAAAAACCTTTGAAACAAAGAAGAAAAAATGAGCATATCACTTTTAGATGGTGACGATTTCGTTGAGATCGAATACCAATCAAAATACTATTTTAAGAAAGGAACATTCCCTGTTGGAACTCCTTTGACATTGCAGGGTAATCCCATAAGCCCATCAGTGGTTAGCGAGGTAGAAGCGGATGGAGCCAGCACCGTTACAACGAAATCAAAGAACCCGATCATTGACACCTACGGACATCAGTATGAAGAAATTGTTGGATGCCGTCCTGCCAGCAGACCACGAAGATGATTAAACCGCACCAAATAGCGTTGTGGTTAGGTTTCTGGCTATCTGTTGCGGCCTATCAAGAGCGCGTTACGGGAAGCCATGAAACAATTGATGGATGGTCATGGCACTGTAGATTGATGGCCCTTTCCTATTCCCTGTTTGTTTGGGGTTTGCACCGTCTTGAAACCAATCCGCTGACCAGATTTTCAGTTAATGTAATTCAGGGCGCATGCATTGCAAACATTTATGATGAGTTTTTTGGAGATCCGGTAAACGGCGGTTGGTTGGAGCTTGTGATTTTCTTCTCAATACTGATTATATCACTTATTCTGTTCATACGAAAACAACCGAAATATCATTTATGGCTCAGGAAATTCACGAAGTCGTAACTATGCTGACATCGCTCAAAGGGTTATGGCTTGCGATTCTTGGTTACGTCATTAAGCTACTTTGGTCATGGGATTCCAGACCATCCACACCCCGAATTATAGCGGGTTTTTTCTTTTGTGTTGCTGTCTATTTTATGATCGGTAACTACGTTG